ATAAACTAATTTTTGTGGATCTAATTCTACTTTTAATCCATCTTGCGGAAATGCGCCTTCTTTAATTTGTTTTTTTACATCAGATGGAAGCGAATCAAAAACTTTTTTATCTTCTTCTGTCTTTGGTTCCCTCAGTCTTTCAAGTTCGTAATCTGATAAAATTTTCTTGTAAACTCCAGCTTGAAAAGCTGTAGCTTTGTCTGCGACCACATCATAAGGATTTAGAAGTATATATTTTACAGGAATTTGTCCCGGTTTTAAGCTTTGAGCAGAAGCATATACATAATTTATTTTTAGCAAATCTTCATTATTAAACTTACCATCAACTCTATACAAGAAAACATTACCAGATCGATAATATTCCCTAAAGTATTGATCTTTAACTCTCCATATTCCGATTTTCTTTAGCCAACCTTCTATAAAATTTTTAGACCTTTCATTATCACCTTCTAGATAAATTGGTGAATTAGCAAATTCAGCCATGATATCTACAGCATTTCTAAATATAGCTATATTAGCATAAGCTTTCTGACAAAGTTCTATCGCATCTCTTACATTCACTCCATCACTAGAGTAATCATAGGGCAAAAGACCACTTCTTATATTTGCAAATCTTTGTACTTTGTTTTTAGAATAAATTGAATTTCTCCTACTACCACTGTTAGTATTATAGGCAGATCTACGTTCAGTACTAGCTGAACTATTATGTACATAAAAGCTTTCTCCGGCAGTTTCAGGTAGGGTTTCTTCTGAAAATGAAGCTTTTAATATATCTTCAATTGGTCTATCGTTTTTGTTAAATTGATCCCAATAGTCGGACCGCTTTGTATACTTTCTTTTTTCTTTCACAATAGATAATACACAAAGTCCAATAAAAAGTCTACAAAAGTTAAAAGTTAACTTATAAACATTGGCGTAAATGTAGATGGAATGTCTATTGCCTTCACATGATTCATGTCATATAATATTTTGACCATCCAGCTACCAAGAATTAATGCTGAATATGAATCCTTTCTAGCTTTATCTGGCCCACTTTGCCTTCTTAATTCTATTGGTAACCCAAATGTTTGTGTTCCTTGAGGTGAAGTTGTTATCTGAATTAATGCGCACTGATTTTTTGTCATATTCATCATGTCATATTGATGTTCTATAAAGTCTATCATTTTTGCTTGACTACTTTGCTTTTGTTCGTCATCAGATAACCTCAAAAACTTCAGCTTATCAATTGGGATTTTTTTGGCCCTTTGTTTGTTGTAAGATTCATCTATAGCTCTAGAACCAAACCAGATTCTTTTGTGGTCAAAATTAGCTTGCAACAATTCATTCGCCCTACGAATCCAATCAGAAGTTGGTTTTCTTAATATTAAATATCTATAATTCTTAGGGTCATATTGAGATTTAGCAACCCTTAAATCTTCACTATAACTATCCATTTTATCAAAGTCTCCATCAATGCTTTTAATTTTAATGTTAGCAGTTTTAAATAGCTGACTTTCATTGACGGCATTAATAAATTGAACTCCCCCATTATAATCTCCTACGATTGCTATAATATTAAAGTTTTTTATTAAATAGTAAAAGTAAAAAATATGATCTCTTAAGGGTGTTCCCGACATAGCATAAGAATGCACTAGAGTAGAGGTTCCTTTATTTTTGTGGTATTTCAAAACTTGCATAGCAAAGTCGTCACTACTTTCACTCTCCGACCAAGAGGGGTCAAAAGCAAGTATGTATTCATCTTCTGGCATGCCTTTGATTTCTACATGAGGGTCTTCTCCGTCTGGAACAGTACAAGCTGCCATTCTCGATGTTTTAAAATATCCAGAGCTATCATCTGTAAACAAAGCTCCAAACTCACGCTCAAACTGAGACTGGCTCATTGTAGCTTTAGCTTGTGTGATCAAGTTTTGATCGTATAATTGCTTTGGTGCACAATCATAAGAAAATTGCATAATACATCTAGTAGCTTTATCAGTTTGATTATTAATTAATCCTTCAAACTGAGTGTATAGTTTATACATATATTCAAACTTATAACTTGCCGAAGAAAGCATAATAAGTTTATTGTTTGGCCAGATATATCTTTCTTCCTCTTTCATTTCTCCTTGGTCGATTAATTTTGTTTCTAAGTTATATAAATCTTCTCGTTGTGTGGGATTCTCAACTACAGACAAGAAAGGCACAATAACTTCGTTATAAATACTTTCTGGCATCAAAAGAAACTCGTCAATAATAATTCTATGAAATCGAAAACCACGAAGCTTAGAACCATCACCCAGTGGTAATGCTCGTATCCTACTTCTTCCAATCTCCATAAGCCATTCATCGTTACTTTTTGATTTTTTTGTTATACAGTTAGCTAACATAGCAGCTTCTGGCTTATTAGCTATATCCTCAATCTTTTTGAAGATTTGCTTGGATTGCCTAAAAGATGCAGCTAAAATACCAATCTCAACTCCCTGATTCAATATAGCATCTAAAAATGCATAAACACCAGTAGTGAATGATTTACTCATACCACGACTCCATACCCCCATAAAGTAATCAGTCTCGAACATTGCCTTAATAGCCATGTGCTGAAATGGGAATAAATCTACTCCAGCAATTAAATTTGTAGTAAAAGTTATATTGTCTTTTAAAAATTTGTAAAGATTTTGTTTAGCATCACTTTCTTCAAGAAAGCCTTCTAAATCGAGTATCTCTTGATTTACATCAATTTTTTCTCGACGCTTTTGATTTCCTTCACTCCAAGCCATTTTTATCTATATAATATTGAAGATCAACATCCCACAGCTGCTGACCAAGGGTTAATATTTTTGGTATTACAGATTGAGAATTTGCCCTGCTTCCAGTAAACACAAATTGACAATGCCCAGCAAACTCATGAGTTAAAACTCTCATATTATGGTATACAAAATCTAAGCTAGATTTATGAGGTCCAAATAGATTATTTTTGTAAATTTTAGCCATGTTACTTTCGACCACTATAAATAAATAAGAGTCAAAATCTTTTACTCTTTGAAGTTCTCTTTTAAACCTTTTAAAACCTCCTGACAAAGTTCCTTTAAAGTCCTGCTCAGCTTTTCTGTCTACATATGTATAATTATAGTCTTTTCCGCCTACTGTATAATCTCCAAAATCTAACTTTAACTCTTCTGACTTGGGGAAAGTTAGAGGTTTTTGCTCTCTTGTATCAACTAGAATTTTTAAATTTTCAAAATGTTTATCTTCTTTAAAAAAATCCTCTGGTATTTTACTTGAATACAATGGCTTAACGCCTGCGAGTTCACAAGCTTTACCATAAGATCCAAATATATTTTTGTATGTTTCGATATCAGGTAATTTTGCATTTATTAATTCAATGTGATTAGGGGCATATTGTAATTTTTTTTCTTGAACTCTATTTTTAAGTTTTTGCAGAATATATTCTTGAACCTCTTCCTTCGGCTTTTCTCTGCACCATTTTAGCATTTGCCTTCTATTATAAAAGTCTTGATTAAAGTATTGATCTTTTTTCTTAAATGGTAAAGGGTCTCCAGTTAACTTATTGAACCTAGGATAGTATGTCGTATAATAGGTGGCCAAATCCATTTTGTGTTTTTTTAGGTGGATATGCAATCCTTTTTCTGTGTCAAATTCTTCATGACACACTTGACATTTAAAATTAGATGACATCGCTTTTTGATATACCTAAAATTCTTGACTTCCATTCATTCATGGACTCTAAATTTTCAGCCTCTTCTTTAATTGCTCTTTTCTGCATGTTTGCCATTTTAACCATAAGCTTTCTTTCTTCTTCGTTTTGGAAGCTTTCAACTAATGATAATATTGATGCATTTTGGTCTTGACGTTGAGATATTCTTTTGGCTCTGTCACCAGCTAACCTTTGAATTAGTGACTCTTGCCTCTTTTCGCATTGATTGTATTCTTCGCTTTTTGTTTTTAATAACTCTGACAACCTTACAGTAAGCTCTTGTTGCTCATCTGCTTCATCAAACATTCTATTAAGTTTTTCCATGTGCGAAGATATATTCTTCAAATTAATATAATCCACACAAACATTGACATATAAATTAATTTCATCAGCACTCAAGTCAGGCTTGTCCCATGTGGCTCGAATGAATTCTGCTTCAAATAAATCCTGATCTTCTTCTTTGTGGTAGTTGCTTATAATTTGAGTAAATCTTGGAGACTTTAGAAAGCGAAACAAAGACTCAATGGATTTTCTTTCCATCGCTTTCATTTCTCCGTCTTTTAGTCCTGC